GGGGTCACTACCTAATAAGTGCGTGAGGGACCATGGTTAGTCCCTCTTTTTTAATATATTAAAAGTGAGATATAATATGGCAATTACAATTACGACTAAAAGTTCTCCTAAAAATATGGGGCATCTCGTTACTCTTGATCCAGAAATCAATCAGGCTATTGAATTTATTATGGACAAGAAGAAATGCACAAAAGATGAATTTATTAAAGAATCAATCTATCGTAATATTAACTACTACATGCAGGTTGAAGCACACTACACTGAAAAAGACGGTGTAGAAGAAAAACCAAAACGTACTCGAAAACGGCGCACAAAAACTAGCAAATAATATAAATAGTACGAATATTATTTTATACGGGAGTCACATTATGTTCAACAGAACAATTGTGGCTGTGGCATTGATTATGACTCTCGTGACGACCGCAGCCAATGCAGCAGATACAATTACCTCAACGACTGGAACAACAGTCATTGATAAAACACCACCTACAGCAAGTGCTCCAAGCATCGTCGTTAACAATAACGATGTTTGTAAGAGCGCATATAGTGCTGGTGTACAAACACAAATTCTTGGTATTGCGAGTGGTGTAACAGTTACAGATGAAAACTGTGAACGACTCAAACTCTCTCGTTCTCTTTATGCAATGGGAATGAAGGTCGCTGCCGTCTCTACCCTCTGTCAAGATGCTCGTGTATTTGATGCAATGCTAATGGCTGGTACTCCTTGTCCTTACAAGGGTAAGATTGGTACCGATGCTCTTGCTGCATGGAATGAAAATCCAAATGATGTTCCTTCTGGTTCTCAATTGATAGAATCAAAAAAAAAGTTGACAGAGCCGAAACAGAACAACGATTATCAGACCGACCGGTAGACGATTATGTCGATGATGATTCGCATGAAACACAAGGTGATGGAATTACAACAATGCATGTTGTTGGTGTTGCTCTATTCATTGGTGGTCTGTTCTTTGGTATACCCATCATACTCTGATGCACAAGAAACAGAAACAACTAAGAATCTTTTGACCAATCCTGGTTTCGAAGCATCTACGAACACTGAAAATGTTCCTGGTTGGGATACGTCAGGTAAGGGATTTGTATGCGATACATGTGGACCATATGGTGGTAATGCAATTCAATCAGGCAATGAGTCTACAAGTGGTGGCACTGTATCACAAACGATTGACCTATTCGATGAAATGTCACAAGATCAAGTTAACGCTGGATTTGATATCGAATATGGTGGCGACGTTTTCAGCAATTCATCAAACGCATATGTTCCTTCGTGTTCTGCTACAAACGGCGATTGCCGAGACACGTTTAGTATTACGTTAACAATTAATGATGCTTCTGGTAATCAACTTCATAAATTTGAACATGAATATGAAGAGATTACATGGACGGGATGGGACACGTCAACATATGACTTCTCTCAAACGATACCTGAAAATAATTACACATCTGCCCTTGCAACATTAGAGTTTTTTGGAATCGATAGCGGATATACATCAGGAACTTATGGTCCTGCATTGGATAATGCGTTTTTAAAACTAACATATACAACACAGGCTGTTCTTGATTCGATACAGGATGCTGTTAATGTTGCAGTTGATATTGCAGCCGATACAGCATCACCTACTGATACATTCGAAGTGAATGTTACAGATTCAATGGGAGCAGAGATTGAGTCGTTTAGCGTAGAGGTCAACACAGATTCAGGCGGTGGTTCTCCAGAAGTATCAGTCACAACATCGGTTGACATACCAGAGATTCGTATTGAAACACCACAGATGGATATGCCTGCACCAAGCGTACAGGAAGTTCAAGTTGAAGCGCAGGTAGAGCAAGTCGAGGCTCAGATTGAAGCACAAGTCGAAGCGCAGGTGGAGGTTGCAGAAGCAGCACCAGAACCAGAAGCGTCAAGTGAGCCAGAAACAACGAGTGAGCCAGAAGCGTCAAGCGAATCTGAAAACACACAGGAAAGCGAGACTGAAAATGACGGGAATGGTGATAGTAAGAATGATGGAGATAACAAGTCCGAATCAAAAGATAAGGACGATAAAAAAGAGACAAAACAAAAGATTGCTACTAAGATTGTTACAGCAATTATTCAGAAAATGGATAATAGTCCTGCGTCTCAGGCAACACAACTTGCGCTAATGAATGCTATTGGTGCAAATTATAAAGATACAGTAAGTCTAACAGATAATTCTACATGGTATCAATCAGACGTTATATACAACGAACCACAGTTGATTGATCCCGCTGCTTCATTATTCGAAGGTGCCCAAAGTGAAATGATGAATGACTTAATCAGTTCACAATACGGGAGATAGAAATGTCGGAAATAGAAATTGGTGGTGCTACTATTCGTGGTGGCAAACTACTGCTACTAATACCTTTACTCGGTACGCTTGGTGGTGGTCTGTGGGGTGGGTTTGAGTTTTATAAAGATTATATGGATATGAAAGAAGCGATTCAGGAATATACAGCACCTGACCTGTCTGGGTTTGATAAACGCATTGATCTTATGACAAAAGAAATGGAATCCGTAAAGACAGAAGTTAATACAATTAAGAACTCTGTTGTTGAAGCATCGGATTATACTCGTGACATTAAGAATGACCTCAAGAGCGATATCCGTCAAATGGACAAAGTTGTTAATCAAGTTGAACGAGAGACAAAACAAGCGCAACGAGAAATGGATAAAGATATTCGAGAGTTCCGCAAAGAAGTTGATAGTAAGATTAACAAAGCATTAACAAATCCTTTATCAGCAATCGCAAAATAAAGGTTGACATATTTACATTTCTATTATATAATGAATTATACAGTGAGAAGGAAAGTGAATGAAAACGCTCTTATTTGTTGTTCCGATTGTGTTCGGAGTTGCTGCTTTTGGTGCGAATTATATTTTAGCAAAGGCAGAGAATAAAGAGGCTGTTCCGATTGTCGAAGAAGTGCAACCCGAGCCGGAACCTGTTGTTGTAGTAGAAGAAAAACCAGATCCAGAGTTGATTTGTCTTGCCATGAATATCTATCATGAAGCAAGAAATCAATCTATTGCTGGTCAAATGGCAGTTGCTCTTGTCACAATCAATCGTGTGAATGACCATCGATATCCAAACACAATATGCGAAGTTGTAATGGAAGGTCCAACACGAGTTTCTTGGGCAGATAAAACAAAAGAATATCCAATTAAACACCGCTGCCAGTTCAGTTGGTATTGTGATGGTTTATCTGATACTGTAAAAGACTTTGATACGTTTATGGAAATTACTAAACTTGCAGATATCATTATGACACAGTTTGTAGTAGATATTACAGATGGTGCAACTCACTATCATGCAGACTATGTTAAGCCAGCATGGGCAGCAACGAAAACACGTACAACTAAAATTGACAGTCACATATTCTATAGATGGGAAAAATAATGCTCGATACAAAATCGTTCTCAATTAAAATTGAAGAAATATCAAACGAACTTAAAATATCATATATGGATGCAATCGTATGGTATTGCGAGAAAAATGAAATTGAGGTTGAAACGGCGGCAAAACTGATCAACTCTAAAATTAAAGACACCATTGCTTACGAAGCAAGCAAACTCAACATGATGAAGGAAAAGATTAACAGTCTACCAGTATGATTATGTATGATGTGAATGAAGGATTCGATGCGTATAAGACTTACCTTGCTCTGAAGCAACACTTCACGAGTAGCTACGATTATTTCAAATACAATGGTAAGGTCAAAGCTAAAATTGAATCGTTTTTAAAAAGAAAAGATAAGTTCTTCTTTCGAAAGCTCCAAAAGAAGTATAGCAAAGATGAACTGGTTGAGTTCTTTGTCAGTAACTTTATTATTAATGGAGACAACTGGATTGGAAGTCTAGTGTCTCAAGAAAGCGAAGATAACTATGCAACTTGGCGAAAAAATAAAGAGTCTATTAGTTATAATTATAGTAATGAGCTATCTCTACTTTATGATTACTGCCTTTCGAATGATATATCATGCAATCAACTTGTATTGGTAGAAGATGGCAATCACCCTATTCTTCTTCGATTGCTTCTACAGAATAAGATTAGTTTGGAGACTGTGATTATCCTTGATAGTATTCTTGGATTCACTCGATATTGGAACGCAAAGTTAGATGATATTATCTGGGATGAGAAAAAGAAGTTAATTCAAAATTATAAATCATTCGTACAATATGATTTTGAGAAGTGTAAAAAGTTAACGAAGGAAACATTATTATGAAAGGAAGAAAAACTATTGACATTAATCAAGAAGTATAGTATAAATAAGTTATCGTAATGAGTTATTGTGGACAAACCGAAATATAAAACATACATCGAATATAAGGAATATAAAAATATGACTACATCTTTTGCTGACCTCAAGCGGTCTTCTAAATCTGCTTATGATAAAATCGTAGCGGAGTCAACTAAACTTCAATCTGGTAATCAAAGTGGTGGAGCTGATACTCGGTTCTGGCAACCAGAAGTCGATAAAGCTGGTAACGGTTATGCCGTAATTCGCTTTCTTCCTTCACCAAAGGGTGAAGACCTTCCATGGGTTCGTCTATTCTCACATGGTTTTCAAGGTCCAGGTGGCTGGTACATTGAGAACTCCCTCACTACTCTTAACGAGAAAGATCCAGTGGGTGAGTATAACTCAATGCTTTGGAATCGTGGTGACGAAGCTGGTAAGGAACAGGCTCGTAAACAGAAACGGCGTCTAAACTATATCGCTAACATTTATGTTGTTAAAGACCCTGCTCATCCTGAGAACGATGGTACTGTTCGTCTCTATAAGTTTGGCAAGAAAATCTTTGATAAGATTAACGATATGATGTCACCTGAGTTTGAAGATGAATCACCAGTCAACCCATTTGATTTCTGGGAAGGTGCTAACTTCAAAATGAAGATTCGTAACGTTGAAGGTTATCGCAACTACGATAAGTCCGAGTTCGATAGTGTATCTGCTCTCTCTGAAGATGATGATGAACTCGAAAAGATTTGGTCTTCACAATACTCTCTCCAGGAGTTTGTGGATCCAAAGAACTTCAAGACATTTGCTGAGTTGCAAACTCGACTCAACCGTGTTCTTGGAGCAACAGCAGTATCTTCTACTGCCTCTGAGGTTGACGAGGATAATATTATGGAAGCACCAAGTGTGTCTCGTCAAGCTCCTGCACCCAAGGCAAAAGAAGAAGAAGTGTCTTGGAGTGATGAGTCCTCTGATGACAGCCTAGACTTTTTCAAGCAGTTGGCTGAGGAAGACTAACAAAAGTGCAATACTTTTGGAGGGGAGGCTCGCTGAGTCTCCCCTTTTTTATTACCTACCACGAGCGTCTTCAAAGTCCCAATTTGGGTCTGAAGGGTAAGAACTTGGTGATGGTGCGAGATATGTAGAAGAGTCAATTTTTGTTTGGCTCATGTCTCTGTTGTCTGATGGAGCAGCAACTACGGTAGCGCCAGCTTGTTTTTCTTCCTTCTTGGTAGCAACATCTTGCGTATCTGCTGCTAACTGTGTACCTGTTGGTTTTATTTCAGAAGTATCTGCGATAGCAGCGGGAAGTTCTTTGCCAGTTTTTGGATCCAAACCAGCAAATTCATATACTGAGGGTATTGCTTTTGATGCTAAGTTTGAAATAAAACCAGCATCTGGATTTGGCAAAACCGATCTTAAAAGATTTTTTAAGAAGTTTGTTGCCATATCACCAATCTCTCCTGTATCTGGCAACTCTGCACTACCACCAAACATTTTTATTATTGAATCTATCGCTGGTTTAATAGCATTATTCCAAAGCCAGCGAGATGGAGCAGTAATAATATCTAAAGCATCACCAGCAAGTTTTTTCAATGCATCCGCAGGGTTCATATCCAACAGACCTTTGACATATTTAATCATACCATCTATACTATCCATTATAAACTTCACAATACTGAAGTACCCTTCTTCTGGTTCTGTTGAGAAGAAATTCTTATATATTGCAACCATTTTGTCATACATTTCATTGAAGGAAAACGAATCTAACAACTTCTCCGCCTCTGAAAATCCTAGTTTTCCTAACAACCACGACAAGCCACTCTTCAATAAGTCGAGGGGGATAATAAAGATGCCCCTGATAACCTCTACGGCGCCTTGAACCATACCATCAAATATCTTTTCCAACATACCCCTGCTGTCATCTTCTCCTTTACTACGAAAACCCTCGATAAAACCACTAATGAAGTCAAAGATGGCAAACAGAGGTAATAGAACTTTACTTAAAATACCCTTTGCTAATGGTGCAAACTTTTTTGCCATTTTAACAATTGGTTTAATTGTTTTACCTACTGAACTAAGACCACTTAAAGATTTAAATAAACTCATTATAGGTTTTGTTATCTTGCCAATTGTCGCTCCTATTTTACCAGAAAGAGTTTTAAACTCTTTAATTGCTACAGGTGTTTTAACTGCTCCCATAACCTTACCGACGTTTTTAAACCCAGCAAAAAAATTATCAATTGATGTCGATAATGTTTTAAAAACTTTGTTACCTTTTATTTTAGTACCAAGAGTTTTAAACGCCGCTTTTATTGAATCAGGAATTTTTGCAAAGCTGGCGAGAGTTTTTGCAAGCCATACACTGCGAATATATTTGTCAAGCTCATTTGACCACAAAGTAAGTGCCGCAAAAGCTCCAGCAAATAATTTTGATACACTAAACTCTTCTGGTATTTCTTCTGTTTCTCCAACAGAACCACTCGCTTGTTGTACGGCTGTTTCTCCAGCTTTCTGATCTAATACAAGAAGAAGTTGTTGAAACATCTTTGTTTGACCGTCAACAAGCGTTTTTGTTAAGTCAACAAGTTGTTTCAGTAATTTGTTTGTCTGATTCTGTGTTATGTTGCCAGCCGCTAACATTTTTACTGTTGGTGCATTACCAGCCGAAGCTAATTGAGGTACAGCCATTATTCTTTTTCCAGTCTTTCTTTCTCTTCTTCTAGCCAAGCAAGTAACAGGCTAATGTAAATTTCTCTTTCAAAAGGAATCATTTCTTCTAACT